CCACCTAACAAGTAGCAACTGCCAAATACAGCCCATATATATTTTGTATATACATTGATGACTATATGTATAAATTGAGCCGTATTTTATACATTTGCGGCTCATAAAATGTTTCTCATTGTTTACAAAGCGTTGTTTTTGTGCAACATATTAGGGAAAACACCTATTAAAAAGTGCATGAAATTTTAATAAATTACTTACATCAGGCCATCACACTAGTTAGACAAGTACTCGCAGACGAACGCTCATAATAGAATTTGGCCTGATTTTTTTCTTTAAGGGGACATGAGAAACGACATATACAAAAGGTTAGAAGATGAGCCTAACCCATGCCAACACTGTGAATATAAACAGCGTTGTGCAACAGAAGAATTGGCTTGCCGCAGGTTTCTTTGGTACATTAATGAAGAAAGATGGGTAAATAAACCCCAAACTGAACCAGACAAAAAACTATACAAAATGGTTTTTAGTCCTGAAAGTGATGCAATTATAAAAACATACCTACGCAACTTGCGTAAGCGTTTAAAGGATGGAAAAGACCTTTTTGATGTTTAAAAACAATAACCACCTTATTTTTGACTTACAACATCTTAGCGCCAAAGAAAAGCGCAAAGAAATAACAAAATGCAACCCATTGCATTACATATTTGGGTTTACCCTAGTTTCTAAACCTTGGCTAACAATAGAGGAAATGTATGAATATTCAAATAGAGATAGTTAAAGAGAATGAAGATGGCTCTGCCGATGCTTTAGTTCATTTTGACAAAGAAGGACTTGGAATACTGGTAGAAACTGGAGTAATTAGTATTTTGCGCCAATACATAGAACAGGAAAAAAATGCTAATAAAGGAAAAAAACGGAAGTCTAACAGTTAATGTTAATGAAGGGGAAATCACTATGAGTACACGGTCAGCAGGAATGGTAGGCAAAACCTATAAATCAACTCAAGAGGCTTTTAAAGAGCCTGACTACTACACAGCTATACAAAGACCTCAAAAGAGTCGCTATGGAGAGTTTTGTGGCTTCCTAGGGGCATTATTCTTTGTTGCTACTTTTGGTTATATATTCTGGCAAGGACTTACCCATTTTTTGCCATACTAAGCGCTTCAGTTTCTTCTCTGTCTACACGGCTTAACCAACCCTTGCCGAATATTGGGAAGTTCTTTAATGAACGATAGTATTCCCTGCGAGATTCTGAGAATTTATTGATAAGAGCTGCACTATTACTGGCGAGAATAAGGCTTCTTGTTGTTGGGCCGATAACTCCGTCAGGTACGCATCCAACAGATGACTGAAGCAATTTAATGCTCCTACCTGGCCCTGCGTTAATTCCCATGGAAAATACAACAAAGTCGAGTCCCCTAGGTAATACTTCTCCATAGCAAGGCCTCCAATATTTCTGTTCGTATAAAGGTGCTACTTCTTCTTTAGTTAGCTTTTTAAGGCTTTCTACAGGGTGTCCTACATATTCTTCCCAAACACGCTTAGTAACGCCTAAATTCGTTTCTCCACCAGGGTCGCTAGGATGATTGACCCAACCACCTTCTGACTTTAATACTAAATCTAAACACTCTTGAAAATTACCCTGCATTTTCTGACCCTATTTTAATGCCTGTAATTAATCCTATAAAGCCACCAACAATGGTTTGAAACGCTGGGCCAACAATTTCAAAGACTTTAGCGTTGTCTACTTGTGGGTCAAATAAACCAATTAGCATGGTAATAACCATTGAAATTAAAATAATTGCCAGCGTAAAGCAAGCAGTCAAAGTTACTTTTCTTGATAAGTCTTCCATTATTTAATACCTATTTGCTCTTTAGTCCACTCTTGTAAACTTACTAATTGCTGGGTTGCTTCTGCACATTGTCCAGCAAGAAGATTGTAGGCGGTGACTGCATCAAGACCTGAGGTGGCGTTGGAAAAGGTGGGCAGCTTGCTGGTATTGGGTTGGCGCACCCCATTAGCATAATACTGGCGCAAAAGATTAAGTTTAGCTTCATATTCTTTTTCAATTCCTTTAGTTACGAGTTCTTGCTGTGACCGAATGGATTTAACTTTTTCTTCTTGTGCTTGGGCGGCAATTTCAACTGACTTCTTATATTCAACATATCGTGAATAGCCCATCCACCACCCAGAACCGAAAGCGATAGATAACACAGCACCAAGTATTGCCAACTTTGCATAATCTATCATTTCACAGGCTCAGTCGTTATAAAGCGGAGTACAGCGCAAATAAGGCCAATAACAACAAAAGACACACCATAGTATCTAGGGTCAATAATGCTTTGAAGATAAGAGAAGTTTTCAAATAATGAGCCAAATATGACCAATAAAAACGAGAACCACATAGTTCTCGATTTCATTATGGGTTTCATTTTGGTACTTGAAAGCCGTGTGTGCTTAACCATACATAACCTAGCAAAGCTACTAAAGCGTAGCCAATAGTCTTTAAAGAAAACCACCCAAATTGAGTAACTTTCTCGTTTAACCACTCTTTAATTGCTTCTTTAACAACTTCTTTGTCTAGGTCTGCCATGTCTGCTCACTTAGGTTTGCGTGTAGTCGCTTTTTTAACGGTCTTTTTCGCTACTTTTTTGGTAGCAGGTTTAATAGGAAAGTCAAATGTTTCAATTTTGGGTGTAAAGCCAAATTTGTCTAGTATCCATGTGAAAGTAAAGTTCATTGCACCACCTCATCTACTTTATTCAAAGACTCACGCAACATAGTCAGAAACGCTTGTTTGCCGACTTCAAGTTGTGCGAGATTAAATTGTGTAGAACCAATTTTGCGGTCTAAGTCAATTAAATGATTAACCATAGCTTGCTGTTCAGGCTTCATATTTTCAAATGCGTACTCTACATCGTCAATAGTAACTTGGTTTTTCTTTATGTTTTCCATGTTATTTCCTTTCGTGGTTATTTTACTGCGTCTTTAAATGGGGTTAAGTCATGCCCAGCGTAGAAGTCACCTTTAGCAATTTGAATTTCTAAGTGTTCTTTATTACGCTTAACTGTATCTGCCCAATCTTCAGAAGTCATATCTTCAGGCTTACCAGCGTTGAGTAGGTTTACGCTATCCATAGCGGCAGCGTATGAACGGGCTACTTCTTCTGCGGTTACTTCTTGCACGAGTTCAGTCATGTTATTTTCCTAATTGTTGTTTAAGGGAATCTACTTCTGCTTTAAGTTCTTGAACAGTTTTATTAAGTTGTTGACAATATACAATCAAATCAGGGACATAAACTGAATAATCCACGCCCCAAGGCTTGAGTAATTCACCATCTTGATTTACATCATCTGTTCCGACTTGAATTGCTGAAGGTTTAACTTTATGGGCTTCTTGTGCAAAAACACCTCGGTCTTTAACACCATTTTTCCAAGTAAATTCATGTATTAATGTGTTATCAATAACAGAAGTGTCAATTGATAAACCATTGTCTGTTTTTACTCTTTGGTCAGAAGTAGTTGAATAAACTGTTAAAGTTCCGTTATAAGAAATACTACCTACGCCAGTTCCAATGCCACTTGTTCCTACTTGAAATGCTACTAAACTAGCAGAAGTTCCTGTATTTACAGCAGAATTTTGAACAGCTAATGCACCTTGATTTGCTGTAGGTGAATTTCCCCAAATTGCATTATTTCCATAAACAGTTAATTTTCCTTGAGATGTTGTTCCATTAACAATTACATTACCACTAGAGTCAATAACCTGTCTAGGATTACCAGCACCATCAGATAACACAATGTAGTTACTTGCTGTACGGATGTCCAGACCGCCTTGATTGCCGTCAAATCCACCTAAAATAGTATTATTACCGCCAGTTGTCATGTTGTAGCCAGCACCAAAACCTGATGTTGAACTACTACCAACAAAAGTATTACCGCCACCAGTTGAGAAATAACCAGCACCTGTTCCAACCATACAGCTATATGAATTTGTTGTTATGCTATAACCAGCCCTATAACCTACAAATACACTATACCCACCACCGCCACCACCAGTAGTTAGGCTGTACCCAGCTTGATTACCTAATGCTGTAGTAAATGCCCCAGTAGTATTACTATAACCAGCTTGGTAGCCTACTGCTGTGTTGTTAGATGCGGTGGTGTTTGCTGCAAGTGATTGAGTTCCAACTCCGACATTATAAGAACCAGTTGTATTTGCTGAAAGTGCGCTATCACCACCAGCGAAATTTCCATTTCCTGTTGAAAGTTTGTTTAATGAATAATTACCAATTCCTGTATTTGATGAACCTGTAGTTGTTCCGCTAGAAAGTGAACCACGACCTATTGCTGTATTCGTTGTTCCTGTAGTAATTCCAGCACCAGCTTGATAACCAAATACTGTGCTATATGTAGGATTAGTGCCATTTACAAGAGCTTGATAACCTACTGCTGTGCTTGAACCATCAGCACCACCACCCTTACCAACAGTAAGACCTGATATAGAAGCATCATTAGCTGTAGTAAGTGTTGTGCCGTTAAATGTTAAGTTAGCAGAACCAACAACTAAGCCACTAGAGTTATAGAGGACTTGAGTAGTCGTGGAAGAACCTACGCCACCTTTAGTGCCAATAACTTGCACTACGCCAGCAGAATCTTTGTAGAATAATTTTCCGTCTGCGGTGTTTATAGCTAATTCGCCAGCAACTAAGTTACCAGCCGTAGGAGTATTACTAGCAGTAGAACTGTAGTAAATCGAAATTGGTGTGTAGCCTGTCTGTGCCATGATTAGTATGTTCCGCCAAAGATGCCTGTTAAGGCTGTTAGTGTACCAACATTATTAATGTCGTTTGTTGCCATATTTAATGCTCCTGACATAGGAGTTTGTCCGTCTGCCGAAACAGATTGAGTAAGGCCATCAGCAATGTTTTGCATAGTTGTGTTAGCCCAGCTACTTGTAATAGTTGTGCCTGTGACTACTGGGTTGCCTGCTGGGAGTGTATAGACTCCGCTACCGTTTCTACTCATTTTCTTTTCCTTTTCCTGCGCTATTTATTGCACCTTGACCTGCTTTTATAGCCAATAACTTAGCTAATGTTGCTTGCTCAGGTGTCATTTTAGCGCTTTGTAT